CAGCTCCGGAACGCTGTCGATTATCGCCTTGACGAGGCTGCCGATAATGCCGGGCACTGCTTTATACAGCTCTATAACTATGGCGGGGATATCAAACACCAGTGCCGCAAAAAGCTGCACGCCCGCCTTTACCAGCGGCTCAATGTTGGCGGTCAGCGCGTCGCAAATTCCTGTAATCAGGTCCGGGAGTTCGTTTGTTATAGCCTCGATAATCGTCGGCAGGTCTTTGACGATCGCAGACAGAAGCGTGATACCCGCGTTTATTATCGGCTCGATATTTTCGGTGATCGCCTTGACAACGCTGTTGATTATCTCGGGTATCACCGCGACTATTGTTTTGATAATCACGGGCAGCGCGTCGACCAGCGCCGTGAACAGGTCAATGCCTAACTGTATGATTTCGGGGATCGCCTCAAGCACAAAGTTAACGATGCTGTCGATCAGCGCCGGAAGCGCCTCTATCAGCTCGGGGATCGCGTTGAGAATACCCTCCACAAGACCCCTGAGCAACTCGGCGCCGGCGTCCAGCAACTCGGGCAGCAGGTCTACTATCGATTGGAGCATACCCATGATGGCGTTGACCAACGCCGGGATTAGATCGGGTGATGCGTTGCCGATTCCTGATATTATCGCGGCTACCATCTGCACGCCGCACTCAAGGATCTGCGGTAGTGTGTCGATAATCACCTCGACAATGGACAGCGCCAGTGTGCTTACTATGCTGACCAATTCGGGGAGCGCCGACCCGACACCGCTTATCAGTGTCGGCAGAAACTCGGTGAACACCTGGGCAATCTGCGGCAGTGCGTCGTTGACCGAAACAAAGACCGCTTCGGCTATTGCTCCAACCGTCTCAAATATCTGCGGCAGCGAGGCGGTAACATTTTCCACCGTTGTGCTCACCGCATCGGTCAACCGAGTGGTTAGATCCTCGCTCACATTGCCCTCGTTTACCGCCGAGGCGACTATGGCGGTAAAGCTCTGTATGATTCCGGCTGCGCCGTTGTACCATTCCGCCATCGCCCCGGCGGCAATTGTGCCGATTTGGTTGGTGGCGGCCGTGGCCGAGGACTTCATCCGCTCCATGCCGTCGGAGACTTCCAGCAAGCTGTCAAGCGTTTCCTCAGAGAGGACCGCCCCGGCCGCCTTTGCTTCATCTTTTAACTCATTCAGTCCATCGGCACCAAGCTCGATAAGCGGAACAAGGTCCCGGGCGGATTTGCCCATGAGCTGCATGGCGTAGGCATCCCGCTGGGTCTCGTCCTCCACCTTGCCGAGAGCGTCGATTAATTCCCAATATACCGTTTGAGCATCCCGCAGGTTGCCCGCCTCGTCGGTGGCGGCAACGCCCAGCGCGTCATAAGCCGCGACAACGTCCTTGGTACCCTTCTGATAAGCGGTCATGCTGCGCAGCTGCTTGGTCATTGAGCCGGTCAGCGTCTCAAGAGACACGTCTACCAGTTCCGCGGCATAGGCGTAGGCCTGCAGGTCGTCGGTGCTCATGCCGGTGGTGGCTGATATCGTCGCTAAGTCGTCGGCATACACCGCCGCCTGGTTGGTCATGTCCACCATCGCCTTGACAGTGGTGGAGGCTGCCGCTGCGATAGCCGCAGCGCCGGCTGCCAATGTCGCGCCAATTGCGCCGATGACAACACCCAAGCCCTCGAAGGAGCTTCCCGCTTCCTCGGCAGCCTCGGCGGACTCCTCCACATTTTCCGTAAGCTCTTGGACATCTTTGCCGGTATCATCGGCTTCCTTGCCGAAATCATCAACGGCTTTTTCGGCGTTTTTAACCGCGATTTCGGCATATGCTACCTCTCGCTGAAATGCCCGGTAGGCTTCCTCGCCGATCTCGCCCTCTTTGAATTTTTGGTTTATCTGCTCCTGAACGGAACGCAGGCGTTCAAGCCGCTCGGCTGCTACTCCCACGGATTTGGCGAGGAGTTCCTGTTTTTGGGCTATCATATCAACGTTGCCCGGGTCTACTTTCAATAGCTTTTCGACCTTCCGCAGCTCGCTCGCCAGGGCCGAGGACTCAGAATTTACATCCTTGAGCGCATCGCTCAAGCCGGTGGTGTCGCCGCCTATCTCGACGGTGATGCCGCGTATGTTTTTATCAAGCACCATTTGCAGTCTCCTCCTTTCCAAAATTTTCGCGGAGTTTTTTGCGGTCGGGCTTAGTCTGCTCCAATATCCAGCATTCGTTTAAATATTCCCGCCCGCTCTCGGTGGTGCGCAGCTTTGTGATCACTGCGTCCCGCAGGCAGAGCAGCCAGTCATAATAGCATAATTCACCGACTTCGGTCAGCGGGATGCCCACATAGTCGGCCACCCACTTGTCCGACTGGGTGATTACTTCGTATTTTTCCCCCTCGTCCTTGCCTCCGGGACGGTAGGGGATGCGGAGTTTGGGTCGAGCTTGAGCCCTTTCATAAACTCAAGATACTCGCGCAGGATCCCGGCGGCGGTGAGTGCGTCAAGGGCGGCGGTTTCCTCGACAGTAACCGCCGCGCCGTTGGTGTTGTTGCTAAGTATCAGCGCCGCCAGCCGGTATGTAATGTCCAGCTGTTCAGTTGGCGGCTTGGCGGTTATGCCCTCGGCCTCGGCTGTTATCTGCGCAAAAAGGTTTTTTGAGGCGGGAAGCAGCAGCAGAGGCTCTCCGTCCTTTGATATGCCGATATCACACGTGGGCGTGTCTCTCGTTACTCTAAGCATTATTTACTCCTTTCCCGCCATGCACGGATCAGGTTCCTGACGGGGTTGACGGGATTTCTTCCTCGTATATGATCAGCGTTCCTTCGCTGTCAAGCTCCGGGAAGGCGGTAAACTCGGCGTTGATAACCGTCTCTTTCTCCGGCTCGAATGTGATTGTCAGACCGGCGTTCTGCTGCCCCACAACGGTCAGACGGATGTCGCCGTCCTCTTCATCCTTATGGACAAAGCGAACTATATATTTTTTGCCGTCCTGGTTGCCGGCGCCGCCGATCTTGACGGTTCGCTTGCTTGATGTGGTGGTCACCCGTGCCGTCTGTGTCAGCTTTTTCAGCGTGTCGCCGATAAAAGTCATGACGCCAGCCTTCAGCACCGCGTTTTCCTTCGTGAGGACGGTCTTTTTCGATTTCCCGTTGTCGGATATCGCGGTGTAATATTCAGCGGTATATTCGATGGATGCGCCGCCCTTTATGTCGCCAATCTTGTTGGCATCGGTTTCGATGACCGTGTCGGCGGGCAGTGCGCCCTCGACCATAGCCGTCGAATCCAGTACATAGAGCTCACCCGAGCCGAGTACAATTCTGCCCATGTCATTCCCTCCTGTATTTGATGATGATGGTTTTGGTATAGACTACCTGATACACCTCGTCGGCGTAGTTGTAGTCCTCGGTTTTCAAAAAGTCGCTGTCGCCTAATTGGATTTCGATCTGCTCTTCCAGCTCGTCGTCCTTGTCGGCGGTGTATAGTTCAATCGTTAAATTAGCGGAGATTACGCCCGAAGCGCGGTTGTCGGAAAACGTGTGCTGCTCCCGGTCAACGTACCAGACGGCAAGCGGCAGATTCTGGGGCACCTCGGGAGCCTTAAACACCCGATATTTCCAGGGCACACCCACGGCGTTCAGCCTGTTTTCCGCATATTCTCGTATTTTAGCGTTCATGATGCTGCGCTCTCCCGGATTAATCCTATCTGTTTCTCGATCTCCTTCGGCAGCATCTCCCGGGCAAGCTCGGCACCGTATTGGATATGCGGGAATGCCGCTGTATATGTCCTTGCTTCCGGCGCTTTGCTCCGAACCAGCCTGTGACCGTGTTCCAACAGATGAGTCAGCCTATGTTCCCCGTGGGCGACATACCAGGTGTGCTGGTAGTTGCGCTTGTCATTCATGGTGTTTTTGAGTTTGAATGATTTTACATATTTCCCCCGCCGTTGCGTGAAAGTCACCCGGCGTTTGATCTCAACCGCCACATGGACGGCAGTCTCGTCGATAGCGATCTTGGATGCCTCAAGGACCTCGTCGGAAAACTTGTCCATGGCGCCCCAGATCATGGCCTCGAACTCTTCTGCGCTGATGCGCTGGGAACGGCTCATCTGATCCCCGCCTTTTCTTCAAGGTAGAGCTGCGTAAGCCCGTTTGCCATGGGATAACGGCGATAGACGGCGTATGTTGCGCCCTTGTAGCGGATTGTCCGCGCCGTCTCGTCGTCGCACTCGCTGTCGATAACCAGCGACACCGTCGCCCGGATGTCCAGCAGCCCGGCGTTGGCGTACTCGCTCGACGTGATCGGCAGTTCGGCACAGAAGGTCACCCGGTTTTCATTGAAATTGCCGTCGGCATCAGGGAAGAGACAGATGTTGTCAAGCGACATAAACTTAGCCGAAGCCCGGCTCACGTTCCGGAGGCTTTTCATGTCGCCCTCCCTTGCACCTGTTTGTTGCGGATCCGGAGATCAAGATTTCGCGGCATCTCCACATTGCCGTCCCGGTTGCGGTAGCAGAACTCGGTGTAATCTACAAGCAGCATAACGTCCTCGTAAGAGGAGGAGCTGAGGGAGACGCCGCGCCCCTTCAGCTCTTCGACCCGCGAACTCAGCATCTGCATGAAATACTCATCCCGCTTGTCGTGGGTGATGCCCAGTGCGGTCTTAAACAGTTTAAGCGGCGTCACAAGAGAATCCATTGCTGAATTCGCCTCCTTCGGAATTATTTTGCGCTGTGAGATTACGAAGCCGCCCGGGTGACGACCACGGTGTAGGTGCGCTTGCTGGAGCCGTAAATAGCCTCCACGGTGATGGTGTTAGCGCCGGTTTCGAGAGAGCAGGCTCCGCCGGTGCCGGCTGCGGTGCCGCCCACCTTAATAGCGCCTACCTTGCCCCTGGTGCGGGCGGTGGCGGTGACATTGACCGAGGAAACGGCGTTAGCCACGCTTGCGGTGTAAGAAAGCGTGTCTTTGTCGAAAGTCGGGGTAAGCGTCACGGTGTTGTCGCCGTTTTTCACGTTCAGCGCGGTCAGCCATGCGTCAGCAGTGCCCGCCACGTCCTCGGCAAAATCGGCTGA